TCTGGCGCTGGCCACGGGTATGTCCAAACAGCGGTTGCATTATATGGCGCACAAGTCCTTGCGTGCCAGCCCGACCGCTGTACTGGCGATTGAGCGCGCAACCGGGGTGGCGCGGACCAAGCTGCGGCCCGACCTTTACCCGGCAGAGGGTGCATGATGCACCCTTTCCATTGGGCGTGCATTGGCATCGCCGTCTGGCTTCTGGGTGCGGTGGTGATCGTCATCGCCGTGCCGGACCATGTTTCGGACGGGCTGGTTTTCTGGGCGGGCGGGCTTGGCCTGCTGGCGTTCATCTCATGGAAGGAGCGCGGCTAGTGCCCGACGCTTCGAGTCATTTTGTCCCCCGTGTAGCAGCGACTTTAAGTCGGCGGTCCTCCCCCGCGTCATTTATGACGGCTCGCGGCAACTGGGCCATCTGTGCTTCGGCATGGGTGGCCCTTTTCTCTTTTGTCGCCAAGCGAGTAAGGGCGACGGCATGAACAAATGGGCAGTGCGCGAACGCCTCCAGATTATGCAGCTATTCCAGCGCGGATTTAACACCGCGCAGATCGGCGCTGCGATCAACCTGCCCGAGCCAGACGTGGAGCGCATTATTCACACGCGCACCTGCCTGGATATGAAGCGGGAAGTACGGATGCTGCGCTCTTTGAGTGATTGCGCGGCCTAACTGATTGCCCGGCCCGGGGGCCGGTGTGGGGTGTGAAGATGGGCGTATTCAGCCGCAACAAGGGCAACCGCGAAGAGCGGGCCATCGTTAACCTGCACAAGCAGCACGGGTTCGAGGCGAAGCGCGTCCCGCTCTCCGGTGCCGCCGATGGGTTCAAGGGCGACCTGATCGTTCATGGACTGGTTGGCGAGGCCAAGCTGCGCGCGACCGGCTTCCGCACGATCTATTCGTGGCTGGGCGACAACGACTTTCTGACCATCCGAAACGACAAGAGCGAACGCCTGTACGTCATCCGCGAGGATCGCTGGATAGCGATGCTTAAGGACCATGTGCGCCCGCGTCCTCCGGAAGACTTTGAGCAGATCGCACGGGAGAGCGGCCTATGACTGACATAATTCAAAGCCCGATGAAGTCCCTGATTATCCGCACACGCAGCTACCCGGAACCGCCCGAGGGATGCCCGATCACGGCCATGATCGCCCGGGGCCGGAAGGGTGAATCACGGGAACAACAGCTTTCCACTGCCGAGCATATCGCAGCCGGGGTCAAGCGGCGGAAGGTGTCGGGCATCTACAAGGTGCGGCCATGAGCGCGCCTCACAATTACGCAGCGTTCCTGCAATCCAAGGCCGTGACCCCTGCCATCCGGGGGCTGGATACGATGCCGGACCTTGCGGCGCACCTGTTCCCGTTCCAGCGGCTATGCGTCGAATTTGCGCTGCGCGTTGGATCGACGGGGTGCTTTCTCGACACAGGCATGGGCAAGACGGAAGTTCAGTTAGAATGGTGCAATCAAGCGATGCGCGCCACAAACGGACGTGCGCTGATCCTGACGCCGCTCGCGGTTGCTGGCCAGACGCGCCGTCGCGCCGAACGATGGGGCTATGAGGCGCGCGTGATCCGCGACCAGTCGGAAGCCGGTCCGGGCATCAACATTTGCAACTATGACCGTCTTGAGAAACTCGACCCATCGGCCTTTGGCGCGGTGGCGCTTGACGAGGCGAGCATCCTCAAAAGTTTTACGGGAAAGACGACTCGCGCGCTCATTGACGCCTTCAAGGGTCACAGGTTCAAGATCGCAGCGACCGCCACCCCCGCGCCGAACGATCATATGGAAATTGGCCAGTATTCCGAATATCTGGAAATCATGCCGTCCAACGAAATGCTCATGCGCTGGTTCATCGCGGACCAGACCGAGATGGGCCGCTATCGTTTGAAGGGTCACGCCACGCGTGATTTCTGGCGCTGGATGGCCGGATGGGCCCGCATGGCAGAAATGCCGTCAGACCTGGGCGACAGCGACGAAGGCTATGTGTTGCCGCCGTTCACCGTGACGCGCCACCGCTCCCGCGACAGTAACGTGGACGGCGATCTTTCGGATATGTTCGGTGTCGTCAAGATGAATGCCACAAGCATGCACGATGTGAAGCGGCAAACTGCTGTGGCGCGAGCTGAAACGGTTGCTGGCATCGTCGGCGCGGAACCGAAAGAGCCATGGGTTATTTGGTGCGATTCCAACTATGAAGCGGACGCGCTGAAAGCCGCGATACCTTCCGCCGTTGACGTTCGCGGCTCCATGCCAGTGGAACAGAAAGAGCAGATTATTGAAGCGTTCGCCACGGGCCAGATAAAACACCTGATCGGCAAGCCGTCGATGCTTGGCTTTGGCCTCGACTGGTCGCACTGCGCCCGGATGGTTTTCAGCGGGCGCAGCTATTCCTACGAAACATGGTATCAGGCCGTCCGCCGCTGTTGGCGCTTTGGACAGACTCGCAACCTGCAAGTGCATATTGTTGTTGCCGAAGGTGAAACAGAGATTGGCCGCGTTGTGGAACGCAAGGCCGATGACCATGCGAAGATGAAGGCCGCGATGCGGCAGGCGATGCGCGATGCCGTGTCCGGCGCGCGGTCGGCCATCGTTGACTACAATCCAACACACGAGGGGAGGCTTCCAAAATGGCTATGATTCGCTGCCTGGCGGAACATCACGGCGAAAAATTCAGCGCCTATCATGGAGACTGCGTTGATGTGGTGCGCCAGCTTCCAGATAACAGCGTCGGGTTTTCCGTTTACTCGCCGCCGTTCTCCGGCCTCTACATCTACAACGACTCCGTTGCCGATATGGGCAACAGCGCGACCGATGACGAATTTCTTGAACACTACAGTTTCCTGTGCGCGGAACTGTTCCGCGTCATGAAGCCTGGGCGCTTGATTGCGGTCCACTGCAAGGATCTTGTCTATTACAAAACGCAGCGCGGCACGGCTGGGTTGCGTGACTTTCCTGGCATGCTGATCCGCGCTCATATAGACGCCGGATTCGACTTCCATTCCCGCGTTACGATTTGGCGCGATCCTGTCCGCGAGATGACAAAGACTAAAGCGCACGGTCTGCTTTACAAGCAGCTGCGCGCTGACGCTTCCTTCTCGCGGCAGGGATTGCCGGAATACTTCTGCGTCTTTCGGAAATGGGCAAAAGAGGAAGACGCAGTTGATCCCGTGACACACACGAAGGAGTCCTTCCCGCTTGATCGCTGGCAGCAGTGGGCATCGCCGGTCTGGATGGACACTCGGGAAACGGACGTTCTCAACGCCCGCGCTGGCACGTCGCCGGAAGATGAAAAGCACATCTGCCCGCTCGCGCTAGACCTGATCGAGCGGGCCACCACTATGTGGAGCAACCCCGGCGATGTTGTCCTGTCGCCATTCATGGGCATCGGCAGCGAGGGCGTGACCGCGCTCAAGCTGGGGCGCAGGTTTGTCGGCGTCGAGTTGAAACAGTCCTATTTCCGGCAGGCGTGCCGGTACATCGACGCGCAGGACAATCAACACAACCTCTTCGCTGAAGAGGTTAACGCAGCATGACCCTCTTCGATTGGGCCGCAGAGAGAGCGCGCCAGGCTTACAGGACCGCCCCGCACGGCCAGCGGACACGCTATCGCAGGGCTTACGTTTGGGCCAAGGCTGCGGCGCTGGTGGGTGGCTGATGGCCTGGCTGCGCCTCTATGACGACATTCTAGACGACCCGAAGGTGCAGCGTCTTCCCCCGGTGTTGTTCAAGCACCTGATCAATTTGTGGTGCATCGCCAAGCGTTGCGACGGCTACCTACCCCCAATGGACGATCTGGCCTTCCGCCTGCGCGCCCCCGAAAAGCAGGTGGCAGAGATGACCGGCAAGCTGATTGACGCTGATCTGATTGACATTCTGGAAGACGGGCGGATGCAGCCGCACAACTGGAATGAACGCCAGTTCGTTTCAGACAACGTTACATCGCGCGTTAAGAAACATCGCGAGAAACGGCAAAGCACCGTTCCACGAAACGACGATGAAACGTTTGATGGAACACACCAGAGCAGAGCAGAACAGAACAGAACAGAATCACCCCCCAGTGCGGCTGATGGAGATTTGAATGAAGTCACCCGGGATTGGCATGTCAGCAGCAACATCGCAGAGCACATTGCCGCAGAGACAGGGCTCAGTCGTGCCGATATCGACGCAGAGGCCGGTAAGTTCACCGCCCATTGCCAAGCCCATGGACGTGGATTTGTTGATATCGACGCTGGCTTCCGGTTGTGGTGCCTGCGTGACAATGGACGTGGCCGTAGCGGAGGGGGCGAACCTCGAAAGAGCGCCGGAAATCGTCGCTCGGGAACTCTTTCACGCGCTGAGGCAGCGAGAGAAGTCATTCTTGAAAGAGAGGCAGCCCGCGCTACTAGCGGCGCTTCGCTCATTGTCCAAGTGGGGCATACAGGGCCAGACAACACGGGAGCGGGCGATTACAGCTCGAACTCAGGGGCTGATGGGTCATTACGCCTATCGGGACCAGGATGGGCCGGTGCAGAAGATGGTAATGGCGGACTGGGCTGATGCTTTGGAACCGTATCCGTATTACGCGGTGAAGGGCGCTTGTGTGGCATGGATGAGCGGGCCTGATCGCCACAAACACCCCATGCCGTTCGACATAGCGGACAAGGCGGCGACACGCTCACTCTTCTTCCGCGAACTGTGGCGGATGGTGAGCCCGCAAGCCCCCCTTTCGTACTGAGGTCATCCCTATGAATCAGCAACCCATCATCCTCGTCACCCGCCTTGTTGCCGAGCACACAGGGCTACAGACCGCCCAACTGGTCAGCGAGGGCCGCGAGCGCCGCCGTGTGCAAGCCCGCTGGCTGGCCTTCTGGCTGTGTTCTGACGTGCTGGGCATTCCCGCCAAGGAGATTGGCCGACGCTTCCGGCGTGACCACAGCACCGTCCTGTATGGCGTGAAACAGGCCCGCAAGAGCTTCGGCAACCCCGTAAAGGCCAAGGAGGCCAACGACCTTGCCGAGCGTGTCAGGGAAGCCTGCGGGGTGCAGGAGGCCTTCGCCGTGCTGCGCTCGGTGCCGACGCGGGTTACGTTCAATCTGATTTATCCACGGTGTGTGGATTGTGGAGTTTCACGAGAAACAGTCCCCGCATGACCCCCCTCCCCACACGACGCGAGCACGAAACCCACGACCTGGGCCCGTTCACGGTGCGGATTGGCCGCCACCCTGAATCGGGCCAGATCGTGGAGGTGTTCTTCGACCAGCGTGGCAAGGTGGGGACAGAGCTAAACCAGTTCCTGCATGACGCAGGGGTTTTGATCAGCAAGGTACTGCAAGGGAAGGAGCCGGAGTGACGCGACGGTGTGCATATTGCGGCCATTCTCTACAGAGGCCGGGGGACTTGCTAACCCACCAACAGCGAATGGTGGCTGACTTTCTTGAGTCGTCTGGCCGCCCTATGAGCGCAGAACGCATTGCTGCGCACATACGGGTCCGCACCCGGCACAAGGACCGCACCTATCGGGAAGAGTGCAACATGGTTCGCGTTGTGGTTTGCGGCATTCGCGACATGCTCGGGCGCGACGTTATCGAGACAGTCAAGGGCCAAGGTTATTTGTGGATCGGAGAAAAACAACATGGCAAAGCGCGGACGCAAGAAAAAGCCGGGGCCCCGACAGCCGAACGGGCAACTGCGGCGCGGTAAGGACTATGGCACCCCGGAATTGATGGAGAAGCGCATGAGGGCAGTAGGTGGCGGCGATCCAGTCTTGAGCGAGTACATGCTGGGTCGGCTGTATTCGCGCGGGGCGGTCAACCTTGACCACAAGAACGCGGGGCTGCGGTTTGCATCGCTTTACCAACGGCGCGTGCGTGTTGCGCGTTTCGAGAAGGGGCTTTCGTTCGACGGTTCGCGCGCCGGGCATGATCCTGGCGCGGAGTCGGACGAGGATATTCGCCAGTCTGAACAGATCAAGGCGGCATACACGGCGGCAAAGGCCGTGCTTCAGGCTCACTCCCGCCAGACGCTGGACGCGGTGACGAACTGCTGCTGCTACGAGCGCGCCCCGTCATCGCCTGACAGGCTGGTGATCGGGCTCGACCTGTTGGCGGGGCACTTTGGGCTGATGGAAAGGAACGCGGCGTGAGCTCTGACAAGGCATGGTCGGCATGGTCGATTCTGGCGAACAAATATGATCGCGCGGCAGAGTTAGCCGCTCAGGGTTATTCCGTTTCCCAAGCGGCCCGTGAAATCGGGGTAAGTCCACACTCACTCTATGCGTTTGCGCGGCGGTATGGCGTTGTCTTTGCTCGGGGTGTAAAGGGCCGCCCTGTTTCTGACGCCAAACGACTTCGTGACGAAGAGATGCGCGAACTACGCCGGAAGGGGCTGCATCTTCGAGAAATTGCTAAAGTGTTCAATGTATCCTATCAATTAGTTGGTGTTGTGTGTAAGGGGCTGGGAGCCGCGCGTACGAAGCAATCTGTTGTCGAAGCAAGGGCATCGAGCCCTAGTGAGGGGAATAAGGCTCTCCCGGTTCTTTGGTGGAGGTTCCGTCATCTGAAGCAGGCAGGAATCATTAACAACCGCGAGACATTGCGCCGCTGGGTTGATGAGCAGGGCTTTCCGCCCGGCGCTCTTATCGGCCCAAACACCCGCGTTTGGAAACGTAGCGATGTTGAAGCGTGGCTCGCCACACGATGAGTGCCGATCCTGGGTTGCCGCAGCACGGGGAGCAAGGGGAAACAACAGGTTCCATTTCTTCCCCGAGACCGAAGCCTCCGATCATGGTGGAGTTTAAAGACGGGATGCTTCGGGCCAGCGTGGCGGGATTCCACCATGGGACATTCATATCGGCAGACCCGGCTTCGGACTGTCGTCGAGTCTTGTTGAGCTGCTTTCAGCGCATTGAACACCATGCGGCCATTTTGGCGTTGACACCCACCAAGGATAGTGGTTCAATCGCACGTAATTCCAAAATGACCGAACCGCGCCCGCAGGAACCCATCGCGGGCGTTT